CACCAATGAATCATCAACGATAACGCGTTTGCCCTGGTAAGTAGGGATATCAACCTTACCCATTGAATCTGGGATGTAATCGATTAAGTTAGCGATTTGTAATTGACGGTAAGGCGCTGAATGCATAGCCATTGCTCGCAGCTTTTCACCTTGGTCGCCTTTAGTTTGAACTGCGCCAATGATGTTTGTTGCGCTGATACGGTTAGTATCTGCAATCGTACCAGTTGTGATAGCTTTGTTTAAAACCATGTCACCAGAATCATTCGCAACGTTATCAGCTAAGATACCAGTAACCGATGCAATGATACGGCGCTCATTGATAGTAGCCCAGTATGAACCGATACGGCTTGTGATAGCTGGCATTGGTTTAACTAAAGCAACTTCAGACGCTAAATCAGTGCTTGACCAAGATTGATTCTGGTAAGCTGTACGGACTTGCATTTTAGATCCAGAAAGTTTTTTAGTTTCTGATTTCTCAGTGATATCGTCACTTGAGTAGTTAGGCTCTTCTGTGCCTAATGGCTTAAGGAAAGCAATCTCGTTTAACGTACCGCCGCTTTGAGCAAATGCTGAAATGCGAGGGTCGCCTGTGATAATGCCTGATTGAATAAAGCGGTTAAGCTCAATTTGGTCTTCTTGAATGCCAGTGGCAAATGCGACTGGGTTGTAAATATCTGCTAATGTAACTGAAAGGTTAGCCATGATTTAGTGCCTCTTTTTATTTAATGGTGGCTAGATAGCCGTTAGTTTTTTGTGATTTAATTTTTGGTCTATCGCTAGTGCCACCGACACCTAATGAACCGTTTGACTGACCACCACCATGTGTTGGTACGTCAGCTTTTAGTAGCGGTTTAAATAGTTCGTTCTCTTTAATTGAACTAATAAGCTGCGGTTTGTTCAAAGATGAAGCACTGCCGTCATCATTTAAATATGTTTCTGCGCCTGTTTCTGGGTCAACTTGTACATAATCCTTAAGTAAGCGTTTTAATGCTAGCTTACCTTTATCTGTGCCAAGTAAAACCAATTCAGAAATAATTACCGCTTCTTTATCTTTAGCAATTGCGCTTAATCTTTCCTGATACTTTGTCGTAGTCTCTTTAGCCCTACGCTCTGCATCATCAATTTTTTCCTGAGCCAATTTATTAATCTTGTCTGTGTCGTTCTCAGCGAGTGCTTTTTTATACGCTTTATCGTGTGTTTCTTGAATCATTTGAGCTTCTGCTAGCTTTCTAGCCGATAACTCACCTTTTGCTTCGTCACGCTCAGCATAAGAGCCATTTAAATTAGACTTTAAAGCCGTAACTTTTAATGAGTCTTTCGTCACGTAGACTTCGCCCTGTAATTCAAATAACGACTGTAATGCCACTGACATTTCATCGTATTCTTCTTTCGTAAATTCTGTCATTTTAATCATCCGTTAAATGCTCAAGCACCGCTTAAGCTTCTATCGTTATATTTTACGTGCAATAGGGTTAATGTGCAAATACGTGATGTTTGTCACGCATCTGCTATCGCGCTAAAGCAATTCTTCGGCCTCTAGCCATCCACCAACTTCCATTATTTTTCTATGCTCGTCAACGGAGATAGTGCCAAGGCCTAGCATCTCGTTAAACTCTTTTACTTCTTCAACTGTTAGCTTGCTTGCTGCAAATTCACGAGGCATTGAGAACGTAATATCTTCTAGCTTTGATTCTAAATCATCCATTGAATAGATAGATTCGAACATGCCGCAATATAAAATGCATCGACGTATAGCTGACTCAGTAGAATCAGCAATAGGGGTTAAAACAGCAACCGATGTTTCAGCTTCATTTAGCACTTCTGTAGCCGTGCGCTGAACTGCTGAATCACTGTTAAATATCCCGCCATTAGCTAGCACCATTGTTGTATTGGCTTCAAAGTACTCTTTGTACTGCTGTAGACTCATGTTTGATTCAAGCAATTCGACTTTAGTGTCTGGGCTGGTGAATATGTTTGCAGACATTGCGCCGTTAGCTAGATAATCACGACCATTCACTAACTTAAAGTCTTCCCAATCAGTTGGAGTTACGCCATAGACGTTAAGGGTTGGTTGCAAGTTAGCCAATGCTTCTTTGTAGTCGCCTGATGCTCTATAACGGTAATATGCTTGGTCTGCAATAGGAGTCAAAAACCCCGTATCCATTGGAAGTTCACCTGCTGTCAATTCTTCATCGCTAGCAATCTCAAATGGGATGAACATCATTGGCTGACCGCCAACTGACATGTAATTACGCTCACCCTCTTGATACCCCTTATCGCCCTCAGTTAGCTTCTGTTGATAGTAACCATCTTCATCAACTCCTAGCTTAAGATAACTCACGACATCCAGCTCGGTGCCGTTTTCATCCATTTCAACACCGCATTCACGCAATAAAACATAAGTTAGCTGCATTCTTCCATGGCGTCGAGCAAATGACCACTGTAAAACGTTTTCACGACTGTATTGCTTGATTGTTGCTCTTGGATTCGCTTTCTCCACATCTTCAATTGATACCTCATCAAGCCCAATGCTTGATAGCCCCTGATAGTCAGCCAACAAGAAATGCCACTTAACCGGTAGAATGTTATTCACGCATGATTCAGCTACGCCCTTTAAACTTGTGCCATCACCATCGCAGTCATCGATTAAATATTCAAGGCGAGGATCGATATCAATTACGGTATCGTGAATCTTCATCTTGCTTATCATGGATTTCATGGTTGTAGCTGTGTATTCTGGAAACTCTGCGTTGTCTTTATACTGCTTATAGCGCATAACCTGCATAGGACTCTGAGTGTCTACAGCGGATGGGTGAGGCAGTAGTTTAGAGCCTTCTTGCTTAACAAAGAATGATCCTTTTACTGCTGTTCTGATTTCGTGAATAGAATCGGCCATTAATGAGTAATGGCGATTCGGTGTAATTGACTGAAGCATATAATGACCTTTTATTATAGATATAGGCCATTATATGTTATTGGTGGTTGGGTGTCATTTTACAGTAAACCAAGTTTCTTTAGTGACAACGGCTTTAAATCTTTATCCGTCAATTTAGCCAGGTCAAGCTTGCCATCCAGAAACGCCTGCCCTCGCTTCTTACCTAGTGTGTCGTAAACAAACCAATCAGGTTGAGTCGATAGAAACTTAGACATAGGCGTGTCAGCTTTAATCTGCCCAGCCTTGAAGATATCGCTATCTTTGCGGCCTGAGTAAGTTACTTGTGATTTAGTTCGTAACCTGCTTTTCTTACCCTCGAATAATTCTTCTGCTTCCTCGCCTTTTTGTCCTTGAATGGCGGCCCTCGTCCCATCTAATTCTCTCTGTCCTTTCTGCATTAGAGATATAAAAGTCCTGCATCCGAAATGGTAAGGCGGGTATCCAATTGGGCTTTTGCCAAACTCCCATCCTTCTGGGTATCTAGCTGATATTGAAATACACGTGTCAGAAACCCTGTTGTCAAAAGTTATGACTGCAATTTCCCTTTCCACTATGTCGCTGTTAGCTTCACCAAGTGCTTGCCTTGCATATTGCGCATAGTGAGCAACACCAGTGCGAATCAGCGCTTCAGATTGCCTCTTAAGCAATCCACCTGTAACTTTCTTGATTCGCTTGTTCATCTGCCCGATAGACTCGTCATTGCCATAACCAAGCTTAATCTGTTCAGTGATGGATTTAGTGACTGAGTCTGTATTCTCAGTACAGCTAGCTCAATAGCTTTGGTTAGCTCGTTTAACTGAGTGCGTGAAAGTATCTCCTCGGCGTCTAATAGCATTAATCTAACTTGCTTATAAACCTCATCGAGATTCTTCTCTGTGTATTCGTTTCGTAAATACGATGCAAAGCGTGATAGGTATACTTCACGCCTGTTTGCTAAGTCTAAGTATGTGTCGGTCATTGCCATTCCTCAGTTATTGTTCGCTTAATCACTTTGCTACCATCTTTAAAATAGTAAATTAAATCATCTTTACCGTATCGCTTGCACTCAGTCGACGTGTTGATGATAGCATCTTCTGTATCATCAACGTTTGCAGATCTCTGGTGCATTCTATTTAGAAATTTAGATGCGATGCTACTCACCGAAATTAAGCTCGCCTAGTGATTGACCTATTTTTTGGAAATAGTCATCATTCCACGTGCCATTGCTGCCGTTAAACGAGCTGAAATTTTTGCCGTTAAAATACATAGGTCGCGCTGAATCTACGCTTCCACCTTTAAAAATGCAAGGATACCAATGGCCTTTTACGAACTCGCGAGGCTTGATGCGATAGTCTATTGCATAAGACCAAACAGGATCGCCAAAGCAGTCTTCATATGCATCATCGCCGTGACCCTTACTCTTAGCCTGCCATTCCTTACTCGTATCTTTCGCCCATTCAACTATTAAATCGTGATGTACATGCTTCATACATTTCCCCTCAAATAACCGCAACAACTAACAGCGTGAAACAAATCGTAAATAACGCGCAACCTAATATAGCTTTTGTCATGTGAATCTCCTTTGTGTTTTTGACAAGGCAATAGTACAGCTTTGGCTGAATAGGTCTAATCGTTTAAACCTATCAATTATCGACTAACTCGCATATTCATGTAAGCCACTGGATTGCGTATAGGGTATTTCCTGTGAATAAAATAACCAGTTCCATCAACCCAGTCATCAATTGCAGGATGCTCATTAAACTTCTCAGGCTCCCCTTTATCGGTGTAACCTTGATGCTCTAATGCTGTTGTTAGCTCTGGGCACTTGTCGGTATTGACCAGCAATTCAACTTTAGATAGCTTGGCATTTACACAGTTGATCCTATCTCGTACAAATGGGTTAGACTCTGGAGCGTCCACTCTAAACCCAGCCTGTTTTATTATTTGAATGTCAGATGCTGTCGCATTTGTTTTATTTGCCTTGCCACTTGCGTCAGGGTAAACGGTCGGCTTGTATTCACGATACTTTTCCATGTTATTCACAAAGTCATACGTGTCATGACTAACAAACTCATCTACAGCTATCGGCTTGTTATTCTCAATGACATAAACGTTAGAGCAACAGCCGCCTATATTAAAATCGATAGTTACATGGATATGATCGCCTTTCTTTAGCTCACGTGGTGAATGGTGCTTTGTTCTATCAAAGAAATGGTAAACCTTTTTATCTGATAAATTAACAAACTCACCGTTAAGATACATATCAGCAAGCAACGGGTCATAGTTAGCTCGAATCTGTTCGATATATCCATCAGGCAAGAAAGGATTGGACGCGGTAGGAGCCTTTACCATTACATAGCCGTCTTGCTTTTGTTTTACCCATTTTT